ATAATATGATCATCTTCACTAGGAACATTATATGAATTGGGAATCGAAGTGCTGTATGTATATAAATAAGAACCACTCAAGAAGTAACCATTAATTGCAGTTCTTCCAGTTTCAACTAAATATGAATTAAAATCAGGATTTCCTGAAACAGCGTCTGGATGATATGATATGAAATTACCAGCAGAGAATCCATATAGACGTGGATCTGTTGGTGTTGTTGGCAAGGTTATATAAAAACGATTAGATCCTGATCCACCAGCACTACCAGAAGCGTTTAGATAATTTCCACGATATTGTAAAACAACTCCAGCAGTTTCTCCTAAACCAAGAAGAACTGGTTTTGATACTTGTCCAATGGTAGTCGGTTCAGTTGTGGTAACGTATCCAGCAGTAGTTGGATCTAGGAAGTAAACACATCCTGGGGATAAAGTTCCTCCTGCCACAGTCTGAAAATTACCATTAATTCTTCCAGCGAGAGTCACAGTAGACGATGAAGATGTTAATGCAGATAATACACCAACAATTTCCGCACTATCTGGATCATTTGCTTTTGCTGCTGTATATCCAGAACTTGTAATTCTAACAACTGAACCAAATGTATAACCTGGAGTTCCTACAGTAATTCCAGTAATATTATATGAAATATTTGGAATATTTACTTGACCAGTAAAATTAATAGTTCCACCGAAAGTAAGACCAGTCTGAATAGTTCCTGATGTTGCACCTAATGATAATGTTGCAAGACCAGAAGAAGCATTCAATGATACTAAAACACCATCTCCATTAGTAACTCCAGATACAGTGCATTGATTTAATTTAGAAATAATTTCATTATTTTCTTTTATAAACCAATCATAGAAACTGTTGTTTCCAGATAGTGTATTGATTGTCGTATTGAATGCCATTTAATCCTCTTTAATTTGTATCAGCAACTGTTGTAGGAACTGGAGTAAATACTGTTGTATTATCTGTATATTGTGCTGTTAATGTAGCATCATCTGTAGTAATTCTGAACAATAAAGACCAGAAAGATCCATCAGGGTCTGCACTTATTGGTATAGTATCACGAATATCTATTGCTGGATTTATTGTTGCCTTCAAACGAGATGCACCACACGTTAAATATCCACCAGGAAATCCAGAAGAGTTGTCTCGAATATCTTCATCTTGTGTCTCAGAACAAGTGCTTGAAGAACAACATGAAATAACTTGATCAAGAACAGTAAATCCAATATACTTGGTATCACCAAAAGGTATATCAAATGTACCACTAACAGTCTCATCTAGATAAATCCAGAATCCTAGATTACTATTTGGATTATTCCATAAATACCAACCATTAGAAATTGTTATATTTCCTGTCCAATTTCCAGAAGTATTTGTTACATTAGTTAATGAAATGTATGTTGGATCTAATGGAATCATTCCATTCCAATAAGGAATATTCGAACCTCTTGCTTGCCAAATAGAACTAAATCTATTTGACAGAGTATTATTAATAAAAAATAATTCTTGAACTTCATTCAACTCTGATGCTTGTAGTGGATATCCTGGATTAAAGGCAATTGCATAATAGTTTTTAGCAGGAGATGCTGCTATCTGTGTAGAAATTCTACTATAGAATGGACTTTTATCTAATGGAAATGTCGCTACAAGTGGAAGAGTCATTAATTACATTCCTTTAACCATATTTATACGAATAATAACTGTATCTGGATCATCAATCTGTAAATTGTTTGTCTTCGTTGTAGATAATATAGATCCAGTATATTGAACAAAATCTGGTTGTTCAACTACACTAGTTATTGTTGAATATTCACTTGAAGATGTGTATACCTTACCACCAACTAAATCATCTGCAATATCATATTGAATATTTGAAAGTTCAGCATTTCTTGTAGTAGAAGTTAAAACTTGTATTCCACTTACTTTAGCACCCTTACTTGTAATAGTTTGTCCATTTTTAGTATATTCGATGTCAACACTTTCTCCAGTATTTGGTAATGGATTTGTTGAAACTCTAGATAATGCAATTTTAGTTGATGCCCGATATAATGTATCTGTTTTTTTATTCTGGTTTGTTCCTGCTACTATTTGAGTACCATTTGAAGCAATTTCTTCAGGATTTGATATTAGACCAAAGAAATTTAAAGAATCTGGTAATGATACCTTCTCAGTTTCTAATTGAGATTTTTCAATCTTAACATCAATCATAAGATGCTGTGCGTCTAGGACATCTACAGGATCAAAACCAAGACCATCAATCTTGTCTAAATTTATTTCAATAGTAGAGATAATAAGATCTTTGACAGATCCATCCACAAATACAGATGAATCCATCTCAAGACTTAGATCCTTATATCCAGAACCATTTGATTCTACTGTGATACCGTCAACTATAATTGAGTTTGAAGAATTTATATAAGTTGTAAGTTTGATTACCGCACCAGAACCAGTGGTGCTAATAATTGTAAATTGTGGATTTTCTGAAGTAACTTTTAACTGAGATTGTGTAAAACTACTCAAATCTAAAAATGCAGATACCACTGAACCTTCTTCAAGTTCATCGTTTGTATTGATATCATAAAGATAATAATAAGGTGATGAGAGTGAAATTTCATTCGAATTAATTTTTTCACCAATCTCATCAAACGAATCTGTCACTGTATATGTTGATGCTACGGAAGATTTATCTCCATAAAATTTACTCACAAATTTATCATTGTCTAAGAATATGTGAAAACATTCAGCACATGCAACTTCTTCCATCGTAGAATACAAATCACCAACAGCATACTCATCACTTGAATTTGATTCTATTAACGCTTTCTTTGCATATACAGCACAAACTCCCTTTGTTGTTGGATCTCCTGAACAAAATTCTGAAGTTTGTGTTGCAAGTGTTGACTGTGATGAACCATCAAAAACATCAAATGATACAACTGGAATCCACGAAGAACTTACAAATCTTTCCAATGATGGTGTTATTTTATATAATACTTTCCAAGAATAACCATCAGAATATGATTGTGTTCCTACAGTATGAGAAGGTCTTATATTTGAAACATTTTGACCTCTGATATCGGTTCTATTTTTAGTATTATCACTTATGCAAAGATATACATAACCATTTTCTTGATTATATACGTAATAATTACCAGTATTAATTTGTGTTGATGACCAAGGTCTATATGGTTTTTTCTCAATCCATGTTATATTTGGAATGACAGGCACTAGACTGTTTTGACCAACTTTAACAGCAAAATTAGAATTTCTCCAAATATCAATAGATGTTTGATTTGAATCTGATGTAGTTGAATTTTCATCACTTCCAACAAACAAAAATAATTGATTTTTTGTTCCAGTTTCTTTGATAAAGTTTTTAATATTTTGACTTCTAGTGCTCATTTATTATTCCTTAAGATCCGCAAGTTACACCTGAATTTGGTGATCCAATATCTGGATCATAACAAAGTTCAAACATACTACTTATTTTTATTCCTTGAAAATTATATAGTCCTGCATTTGATGTCCAATTTGGGAATACTGCTGATGGACCAGTAAATGATCCATAAGATGTTCCGCAACATCCAACTCCTGCACCAACTCCATACAAAGTAAATCCTGTAAATCCAGATCTAGTGGTTATACTTGAAGAATAATCAAAACTTACTCCATATGCAGAGTAATTTTTTAGTTTTGGATATTCACAAATTGTGATGTCGTCTTCATTGTAAGTTGGTCCTTGATAATCTGCTAAAGTTTTTTCAAATACAACTTTCAAACCAGCAGGATGTGCTATTTCAAGATATGAAGTTTTATATGCTGAAGATTGAACCCCAGTTTTTAACAGATATGACCAATCTTGAATCCAATTACCATCTTGAAGTCTAGAGACATTCAATGCACTAGAATTTAAAGATCCAACTTTTTCATAATCATTTATTGTGCTAGAAAATGCATATTTCTTATCGTAAAATTCAAATTTTCCACCATTTAAACGAAGCATTATTTTCTTAGGAATTTCTATAGTTACATCTTCATTAGAAACTCCAAATAATGTTTTGAAGAAATATTTTATAGAGTCTTCTGTTGTTTTCTTATGATAAAAGGTTCTCTTAACACCATCAATAAAATTACGAAGTCGTGCTTCTGTTACATAACCACCATTTGAAACTAAAGATGAAGTATCAAATCCAGGTGTATAAATTTGAGATAATCTCTCAAGAAATTTAGTTCTAGTTTTTTCAACATCAATAATATCTAAAAAAGATTTACTTAGTTCATATTGAGCACCAGAATCATTATCACAGTATAACCAATCATAATATTTTTGAATAAAATCAAATATATTGGTTCCATCTATATTATCGGCAACTCTATCTGCTTTTTCGTAAATAACCCAGAGTGGTATTTGTTTCTCAATATCATATCTTGTTGGACATGTTTTTTCATCAAAAACAAGTTCAGCAACTTCGTCTATAACATTCCTCAATGAAGATGTTAAACGATTTGTGATCGTTGATGATTGTGCAGATGTTGTAAATGTTGTTGATAACATTAGAGTGGAGTTATATCATTTAATGACAAAGTTGTTAAATTATTAAGATTAAATACTACATTCTTTTTGACAAAGTTTATTGTGAGATCTACTGACGAACCTGTTTTTATTGTTCCAGGAGAAATACTTAATACACCCTTCTTCGCAATAAAATAACCACAATTTCTCACAAAAGTTCCACCACTAGTCCATAATTGAAGATTTAATATCTTAAATTTATCTTGAGTCGTTGCAGCATACATCTTAAGCACACATTTATTTCCTCTTGAAAAATCAGAATCAAATTCACTACTTATAGTTGTATATACCCCAAGATCAAGTAAAAATTCATTGTTTAAATTGTATATAAATTCTTGATTAGATGATGAAGGTATTATTTGTTGCTCAAAATAAATATTAAAATCTTCTGGAGTTATTACAATATTTTTAACATCAGAATCACCAACATTATCACTTCCAACATAATCAATAAATGCTTCAGCACTAAATTCTACATTATATTTTTTATTCTGTGCAAATTGAGAAGCAAATAAATTTCTTAAGTAATTTGTTACTTTTATTTGATTTGCAGTTGTATTTGCTGTAGTATTTCCAAGACGATATGATATGTCAACATTTGTTTGAACTGGATTTGATGTTACATATTCTGGGAATACAGTAACAACACTTCTTTCCTTTAAGAAATTAATTATTCTAATTACGTCAGGATCATCAGCATCTTTATTTGATGTTACAAATACTCTTCCATATTTTGGAGGAGTTAAATCTTGTCCACCAAAGACGTTAAAATCATTTGGTGTATTGAAAAATCCAGACTCTAATAGCAATGCTTTATAATCGTTTACAGTTACTGCTCTTTCTTGAGATGCAAACCATTTTGGTGCTAAGAATCGAATATCATCTAAATCAGGAGCATTTCTTCCACCAGATGAAGTATTTACAGTTGTTACTATTCCTCTACTGCTTGTGAATGCTGAAATACTATTTGCAGAAGTACCACTACTAGTTAAGTATCTTACTTTTATAGATTTTACACTTGTAGTGATTTGTCTACCTAAAGAATTTTCAACTCCAAATAAAATTCCAAAACCAGTAGATGTTCTTTCTATGAAGTAAATATTCTCACTTGCTTGTGAAACATAACCAACATTTTGTAGACGAGTCCATATATTGGTTTCACTTACTCCAGTACTCAATGTTTCTGTTATTGTAACCTTAATGGTTGATAAATCAAAATTTTGATCCGCAATAGATATACGTTGATTTGTAAAGTCAAATGTTGGAAGAGCATCAAATTCAATATATTCTTGACCTTCATGAACAATAAATTGTTCTGATTGTTCATCAACAATATCTTGATCTTCTAAATTATAAAAATTAAAAGACTGACCATCTGAATCTTTTCCTATAAATGCAGTTCCAGCATTTATTTTTCCATTTGTATTTGATGATACTTGAATTGTTGCAATTGCTGAAGTTCTATCTGGAACTGTAAATCCAAGTGGTTTACATAATGATATCATAGAACTTGTTTTTTGTGCGCTATCTAAAAATGCTTCAGCATTGATCATATTTGCATAATAGGCATAATAGAATGTATTATATGCAAGTAAATCTATGACTGTTTGTAAAGCACTTCCTTCAAAGTTATATCCATCAAATAATGATTGACTTCTCAAATAGTTAGTCAAACTATTTTTGATATCATTAAATTCTAGTCCGCCAAGAGTGGTTGGTGTTAATTGTGATGCCATTTTTATCTCGTTCTAAGTACTGAAAGATTGATTGTGTCAAATATACCAACTGTTGGAATTGAAAATTGTACGGTAATGTCTATTCTATTTTCTGATGGATATGGAATAACGTAGATTTCATCCACTTTCACTCTTGGTTCATATACTTGTATTTGCTCTAAAAGTTTTAACTGAATCTCAATTTTTGCGTCATCTTCAATATTTTCAAATAAAGTGTCGTATAAATTTCCACCAAACTCATAATCAAAAGATCTTTCACCATTATTTGTTAAAATAATATTTTTGAGTGCTTGTCGAATTGCTGGGAGATTATTAACAGTATTTAAATCATTAGTAAATGGATTTTTACTAATGAAGAATGGTATGTCTTTAAAATCTTGTTTTTTCTTCAGCATAATATTATTTATAAACTATTTTTTAGTTACCCCTTCTGGTAATTTTGGTTTGTATTCTTCATAATTTTCAAATCCATCTCTGACCAATGTGATTTCCATATAATATGTGTTTTGACCTCTAAAGATGTGATCTATTCCAGTCACTCTCCACTTTCCAGAAATTCTCTTAAACTTATGTTTTGTTTCTGGAATATCATTTGGAATGATTACTTCTACTAGTTCTCCAATTTTTGCTTTATCATTTGGAGGAACTGTTATTCTTATCTTTTGACGTTCAAGTAATAGTCTAGATTTTAGATCTACCAGAGGTTGATCTAGTCTTGCTCCCCAGAAAGTAGCATAGGTTTCCATGTACGCTTTATATTCTGGGAATCTTGGTCCAATTTCTGGACAAATACAATTACATGATGCATCTGGATTTGACCATACACATCCCAACCAATCTTCACCTAAGAATTCTTTAACGTAATTGCATTCCTTCGTTCTTTGATATGCTTGGTAGAGTTCAAGATATGTTGGTTCTTCTTCAATTGGCATTGCATAGAGTGCTGGACAATTGCAATATGGATCATATTTACAACCACCCGCAGACTGGATTGCTCCATCTTTAATTGCCTTTGGATTCATACACTTGAGTCCAATATCTTCACATGATCTTGTTCCTCTAGCATATACAACGAACTGCATTGCAAAATTTCGGTCAAAGAAATCATATTCAGTATCAACTGGTGGTGTAACTAAACCATATTCAGTTTCACCGCTGAGATCGTACTTCCATAAATCTTCAACTCTAACAAGTCCTGGTTGTCTATAAAGCATGAAACTACCAGAGAGATAGTGCATCAAAGAATCTCTAAAGTAAGAGACAACTCCATCTACTGAAGATGAATATGCTGAGATATGACTATTTCGATCAGAATTTTCTACAAAGAATGACATACCTGGTGCTTTTTCGTTTAACATCGAACGTGCATCTTCAGATAAAGCAATCCAGTTTTCAAATTCACTACCATACCATGACTTCCAATAGTTAGCAGATATTGTAAATATTGCCTTACCACCAAATAAATCTCTTGCTTTTGTATTTGGAGATTTAAACATATTGGCAAAACGAATTGGTATGAATAGATTTCTAGGTACAAATAATGACCACCATGATCTATGTGGTTTCAATTTTCTGTAACTGTTTGGAAGAATATAAGATCCAAGAACTGAAGTTCGATACAATGGATCAAACTGCTTTCCAGAACTCATACCATAATGATAAAGTGATTCCATCCAATCTTGAGAATTATCTTCATGATAATATGCTCCACCCATATGGAAGTCTAAATCATAACCCCCACCGTGCATATCTTCTTGTGTTGGATCGTAAGAATAATATGGATATTCGGTTTCGAAACCAATCTCAGGCCATAGATCCATTCCATTGTAATCAGTAGTTAAATAATCTGTTTTGGATAAGACTGATCCGATATCATGATTCCACCACTTATAAAGATTACCTTTATCAACACCTATCAACTTTCTATTTGTTGGTAAATCATCTTTAATCTTTTTGACAGCAACATCGAAACCATATGGATCGATTCCGATAACAGCACAGTTATATTTAACACCTTGTCTTCCGAATGGACCAGGAGTTAATTGAACAAGATATGGTAAGAAGTATTCAGATCCAGCATCACGAATAAATCCATTTGGAAATTCACGAATACGGTCAAGACCAATTGGATTGTTGAACTCTATACGAACGTATGAAGATATCTCTTCTTTCTTAATATTTGGTGGTGTTTTTTGTTCTGTAGTATTTTGTTGTTCTGTATTATAAAATCTAAAAGTATTTTGAATTGGTGATGAAAATGATGGGAGTTCTAAATCTGCTTGTGCTTTTCCAAAATATGGAAGTTGATCAAAACTTGGAATATTTGATATTTGTTGTATATCATTTGCCGCGATGTGAAGAATTGCATCTTCAACATATTCTTCACCCTTAAACTCTGGACCATATGATCCAAAATCTCC